TTAAAATAAAGTTAATTGTTTTAAATTTGATTTTTCCTCAAATTCCAAAGGAAGTTTTTTTTGTTTTGTTAAAATCTTTTCTACTTCTTTAATAAAAAATATATCTTCTTTTCCGTATTGATCTATTACAATAATAGTAGATTGAGAAACAGAAATACAACAAAAAACTTTTTGTATATTTTTGATTTTTAAAGTATCATCAACATTAATTTTTTTATTTTTCATTTTTTAACCTTTAAATAAAAAACTAATAAAAAAATAAAAAATTGGATATAGAAAAATCATTAGAATAATTGCAAAAAGAATACAAAGAAGGAACATAAAATCTTCAAAATCAAATAATTTCATTTTTTATCCTTTAGTTTATTTTTTTAAACCTAAAACTTAGTATTAGGAACTAATACAGCAAAATTGCTTGTAGTAAAATCATTTTCGTTTATTAGTTCAAAGACAATAGAGAGATTATTATTACTTTCATTTTTACTTTCATATTTAAATAACCAACCAAGAGCGGGAATATCTGCAAGAAGTGGAACTTCATTAAAATTTGAAATAATCTCTTTTTTATTAAGACCAGTTAAAACAAGTAATTTATTAGTTGTAAGATGAAAAGATTGTTTTACATATTTTTTAGAAGTATTAGGCAAATTATCAGCCGTAGAAAGAACATTACTAACATTTAATTCTAAATCTAAGTAAACATTATTATCACTATAAATATGCGGTTTTACTTTTATTTGTAAACCTATATCTTTATATTCGTAAGATTCAGAAGTAGAGTAATTAGCACTTTGAATAGTAGATGAACCAATTTTAAAAGGAAGATTATTAACCACATCAAATTGGACCTCTTTCTCATCAGATAAAGTGAGAACTGGATTAGAGATAAACTCACTAATTCCTTTTTGATTTATCATTTTAATAAATGAATAGAATTTATCTTTATCAGTAGATGCAACCTCATTATTTACCGAGAACGGATAAGAAACTAAATTAAAAAAGAAATTAGTTGAATTTTGTAAATTAATTTCAGTTGTATCAGCTCCAAGCTCTTTCAATTTATCCAAGTTAGTATCTAAGATAGTAACTTTCAATTTTAAAGATTTTGGAAGAACATCAATAGCTTTTATCATTTGATTTATAGAGTTAAATTCTTCCTCTCTTGAAGCAATTAAAAGAGTTTTTGAAGTTGATATAAATTCGTATTTTATATCTGTATAAACTTGTAAAAAGTTTTTAATATCATCATAATTTACAAAGTTTAATTTAATAGGTCTATATTTAATTTGTTCGATATAAATATCTTTTTTTCTTACATAATAAAACTTATCAGTTTTAACAAGTTCCAAACCTTTAAGATTTACAGCTTTTTCAAAAGCTTCAAGTAAAAACGAATTTTCATCATTTATTATAAAAATTATATTTTCATCTTTTAAACTATCATCTATAAGGATATTAACCTTATTTTCTGAACTTGTAAAAGTTGCAAATTCTGATAAATTCATTTCTAAATTTTCAGCATTAAGGCTATTTATTAATAGCAGACATACTAGGAAGAATACTGTTATTATTCTTTTCATTTTCATTTGTTACCCCTTTATTTATAAAATTAAATTTGTTTTCATCTACAAGAGCATAGATATATAATCTTTGATTTTGAATTTCTGTAAACTTTTTGTCTTCATCAATATTCATTAAAAAAGATTTCAAGATATTCATAGGAATTTCAATAGTATTTTTTTTATCAATTTTGTAGTAGCAGAATTTATCAAAGCAATTAAATTTAAATAGTTTTAGATTAGTAATAATTTCTTTTTTATCTTCTAAATCTATTTTTTGAATATCATTAGAAGATATTTTATTATCCGTAGAATTTGGAGAATTTTGTATAACAGTTTCATCTTTTTTGTTTTCCTCTTTTATATCTTGTAAATTATTCATAAATCTAAAGAACATTAATAAAGCAAAAGCAATAAGAAAAAAGAGAATAAAAATATATTTATAAATAATTGGTTTATCTTTTTTTTCTGCTCCTGAAACATATAAATTAAAATATTCAGGTTTTACTTTTAAATTAGTAATACCCAATCTTTGATTTTTATATAATTCACGACCTGAATATTCTATATATTTAAAAGTATTTTTTGAAAATCTAAATCTTTGAGGAACAGCTCTATAAAAATACTCAGTAAATTGAGTATACTCTTTTAAAATAAGATTTAAATGTTGAGTAATTAAAATTATTTCATGATATAAATGACCGTGATAAGATAACCACCATATAAGAACATCATTTTTTTTATTAAAAAAATTATGTGCCTCATCTATTACAAAAAGAGCATTTAATAAATTAAATTCTTTTGATTTTTCTATAAGTTCATCATCTGTTGCTTTATCAAGATACATAGAATGTAAGATAGTTAAATTTATTAACAATTCATCAAAATCTAACTTTTCGATTCTTTCATCAATTTCAAAATTAAATTGATTTATATTTGTATAACAAACTTTAAAAGGATTTTCCTTTTTTTTATCAAGATTAGCTTTTTCAATTAATCTATCAAGAAATGAAAATTTATCAATTTTTGGAGCAACAAAAGTTTCATAAATGAAAGCAACAGCTTTTAAAGTTTTACCACTTCTAGGAATACCTGTATAGTAAGTAATAGCCATTATTTAAGACCTAATTGTATTAAAACACCAATTTTAAAATATTCATCTGCAATACCTTGCAATGAACTAACAATGATTTTACTAATGAATAAAGTTAATATTGATACAAATAAAACAGAAAAATAGGCAAAAACTTCATTTATAGCTTGAGTAACGCCAATACTTTGTAAAAACAAAAATATAGTTGAAAAATTTGAATTAACAGTTAAACTATTAAACAAATCTAAAATAACAACAAGTCTATTATAAAACCACAATATCAAAGTAGTTAAAGCAGTTAAAAACGATATTCTAGCAACATACAAAGCTAATAATAAAGATATTTGAATAGGTAAAATTATAGAAGTTAAAGTAATCTTTTTAAATATATTTACAAAAAAAGTAGCAACTGCACCACCAGCACCAAAAAAAGATGTTAAAAGTGAAATTAAAGCAGACATTATATCAACCTTATAATAATATTAAAAGCTAAAAATGTAGTTCCAATAGATAGAAATATCAAGAAAATAGGGTACATAATAGGTTTTATATAAGATGAATATAAACATAAATCAACATTTAAAGGAATATGATGATTCATTCCAACAGAACTAAAATCTAAATCATAAACAAGAGGGCAACTAGTTATTTCTTTATTATCCAAAGAAAAACTAAACCCTTGATTTATAGTATTTTGAGTGTTATTAAATAAAGATTCTAAAGTATCTTTTTGAGTAAGCATATTATTATAAAAAGTTGTGTATTGACCTGTAAAACTGTCTATTAAATTCCCTGAACCTTCTAAGGAATTTTCAAAAGTTTCACTATTATTATTTGTAAATGCACCAACAACATTTTGTAATAAAACATTTGATGTACTAACACTGTTTTCAACATCAACTAAATATTCATTAGTTCTTTTTTGTTCTTTTAATAAATTTTCATTTAAAGCTTTTACAGAATCTAATTTTTTATTAGTTTCTATAATATTTGTGTTTATTGCAGTTGCGTTTGTATTTGAAGTTTTATTTAAATCTTTCAACAAATTATTTAGAGAATTTTCTGTATTGAATTCAGAATTTAACTTTTTCATTCCTGCATTCATTTCACAAAGCATTTTTTCTTGAAGTGTTAAAGAGCCATCTGTACAAGAGTTAGCTGCAGGTGTATCATCTACGGGAGTATCATTAGTATTAGGATTAGTTTCGTTTGTAGTATTTCCAGTTGAGCCACTTCCTCCACTTCCTCCAGTAGAGCCAGTTGTAGGGTCGTAATTTGTTCCAACTTGCGAAACTGTTAAAGAACCGTCAGGGTAAGTCGTTGTTAAAGTTCCATTTGTAGTTAAATTTAGGTTAGTTCCATCAGGTAAAGTCCAAGATTTAGAGCCGTCAGGATTAGTTGTAATTGTTGGTGTAGGAGTTCCTGTATCGCCATCATTACTACCACCGTCACCAGTTCCACCACCTGAATTATCGGGTTCTTTCGGGTCTGAACAAGTATATTCAGAATAGGGAATATACTCCGAACCGTCAGAATTTGAACCTACGGCATAATATGTAGTACCAAATTCTTTTCCGTCTGTACAACCTATGGGTGGTTCACCATTAATTTCATAATCAGGATTAAAAATAAATTCGGGTCTATATTCAGGTTTATTTGTGTTTGGGTTACAAGTAAAAGCTTTATTTTCTTCAGCAAACAAATCTTTACATTTACCAGTTTCGGGGTTCTCAAATTGAGGGTTTAAACAATAATATCCCCACATTTCAGCAGGATAATAAACGTATGAAGGACCGGTATCTTTTGCAGTCCCATAAAAATATCCAATATTCTTAGGGTTATATTCATTACACATAGTAACAGGATAAGCAAAACTTGAAACAATAAATAAATTGAAAAATGAAATTATTATTAATATTTTTTTCATAGTTATATCTTTTTGAATAAATTAATTAGAGCAATAAAAGGAAGTGAAATAAACATAGTATATATAGGAAATGAAAAGAAGAAATTAAAACTTGCATTATCTGTAATTTCAATAATAGGAATATCCATTGCAAAAACAGAATTATAAAAAAAGAATAAAATAATTAATATTTTTTTCATTTTAAAACCTTTTTAAAATTGCATAAACAATTAATGAAGAACAAATCAAACCAGTTAAACCCATAAGAAAATTAAATTGTTCAAAAGTTAATCCTAAATCAACATATGTCATTAAAAATTCTCACGAGCATTTTTAAAAGCTTCAATTGCTTTATTAATTGCAACATCTGTAAGTTGAATAATTAAAACAATAGAAAAGATTGAAGATATAACAAAAGTAAAATGTAACATTAGTAACCCTTTATATTATTTTATGTTTTAAAGAGTGGATAACCACCCCTTAAAATTATCCTCTTGCTTTTTTTATCATTCCAATAAATAAAGCAATACCTAATGTAACACCTATTACTGCAACAGTAATTTCAACACCAGAGTAATAAGCTCCTAAATCAACACTTCCCTCGAACTCACCTGATGCTTTGTTATATGAAATAGCAGCTTGAGAAGCAACAGTTCCATAAGATGCTACACCTAAACCAACTAAAGCAAGAGCTTTATCTTTAGCTTTTTTACCAACATCAACAGTTACATTAACTGCTTTTTTGGCAAATTTTTTAACTTTGTCAAACATAAGATTTCCTTAAAATAAATTTGTTGAATGTATAGAAGAAGAAACACCGATACACTCAATCAATTTATTTAACAAGCTAGGATTTTCCCTAACTTGCTTTTGGTGGTTCTTTTTGAAGTAATTTTCCATATTTTAAAAATAAATCTTGCGGAGTGTTATAAACATCAACATTCAAAAACGATGAATTATCATATTTTCTAGGAAGAGAGCCATTGATTTGAATAGGAATACCATTTGATTTTAAAAGCCTAAATAATTTATTTAATTCACCTGCTTCACTATTTGAAGAACAAGGAATTTTAAATTCAATTAATTCCTCTTTATCAATAAGACCCAATTCCTGATCTTCAGATTCAATAACATTTATTGATTTAAATTTTAAACTTGCAGGATAAGAACGACCATTATCCATTACTCCATTACCGCCTGGCTTAAAAGACTCAGCAACAAGCAACTCATAATTAACACCAAAACCTTTTTTAACAAATTCCATTTTTAACCCCTTTTGGTTGATTTAATATTTACCCAATTAAACTAACGACTAGGGCGGGGTAAAGTGCCTTAGCCGAGTGAGATAACTCACTAATAAATCAAATTAATTTGACTTATTGGAAAGTTCATTTAATTCTTTTAACAAAGCCTTAAAATTCTTCCTTAAAAGAATAGGGCGTGTAATAACTTCTTTATGTTGAGATATTGATACATAATCAATAACTTTTTTTATAGTTTCGATTGAATTATCATCTTTAAAGATAAGTAATTCAATTTGTTTTCTATTAACTGAAATATCTATTTTTTTAGTAGTTGGGATTTTTTGGAAGAAATACTCAAAAAGTTCATCAATAGATTTAAAGTATTGTTCAGAATGAAAGTCATTAATATTTAAAGGTAATAATGATTTTCTAGTATTTATTTTATAAGAATAAAAAGGAACACCTTTTTTAATATATCTTTTATTTTTTTCTCTTGTAATATAATTGTTTTTAATAAGTACTTTTAAACATTCTGCGATAGAATTGTTAGTTCTAATATTTAGTTTATTTTTCATTTCTTCAATATAGACATTTTCTATATTTGTACAAATATAAAACAAAACTCTAAATTGATTAGAAGATAGTTCCTTATCTGTTGATGCTGTTATAAGAACTTGTTGAAAGTTCTCACTAATTAGTATTTCTTGTTTTTCCATAACAAAATTATAACATTTGTATTGAAAACTATAATTTTCAAACTAAAATAAATATATCTTCTGATATAATACTTTCATTAAATATTAATTGATTAGGATTAAGATGAGATACGATTTAGATTTTAAAAATAGTTTTAATGATACATTTTTATTTTGGATTGAAAGATTTGTTAGAAATAAACTTACAACACTATCAAACAGACAAGTTACAGATAAAGAAAAATTAGCTTCTATAATTCAACAATTAGTAAAAGGAACTAAATCT